TCGCCGACGATCACGCGAGCGAGGACGAGCGTCTCTGTGACGTGGGCGGCCTCGCTGCCTGGTATCACACGGTCTGCGCCCACGGCTTCTGCCGGCGTAAGGAGCACCTTCGAAAGCCCGAGGGCAAGGCGCTCGACTTCATTCCGGACGCCAACGCTCTCGGGCTGTACGGCCCGTACACGCCAGCGCAGGCGAAGGCGTGCGTCGCTGCGCTGCTGCGCGTCGGACTGTGGGAGCGCGTCGAGGGCGGCTACCGGCTCACCGACTACGCCGAGCGGTACAAGCACGAGGCCGCGCTGGTGCTGCCCACGACCGTCACGCCACCAGCTGGACCAGGCGGCAGCCAGCCGACGGCCAGCCAGCTGGGTGGCATGGCTCGGGCGGCTGGAGCCAGCCGCGGACCAGCCGGCAAGTTCCAGCCGAAGCCAGCCAGGGACCAGCCACGGCCCCAGCCGGCTGGTCCAGCCAAGCCAGCCCCGCGCGCGTCGGATCCGGTTCCAAATCCGGAAACCGTAACCAGAAATGCTGCTGCTAAAGACCTGAAAGCCAGCGCGCGCGAGCCAGCCGCCATCCAGCCGGAGGCAGCAGCAGCAGCGATTTCGTCGGAAATTCAGGAGCGAGCCGAGGCGGTGCAAGCCGATCCGCTGATGGTCCCCACCGAACGGCCGCACACGTGGCCCGAGCTGCTCAGCGTGGCGCGGGCGTGGCACATGCTGGCTGGTCGCTCGACGCCGCGGCTGGGCGACTACGACACGGACGCCGACGTGCGGGCGCTGGTGGGCCTACTCGCCGCTGGCTGGCCGCCTGACGAGCTCGTCGCGCTCGGAGCCCACGTCGGCGTCTGGCTCGCCGAAGGCACGCCAGACGGCCGTCCCCGCACGCTCTCGATGGTGACGCCGGCAGTGCTGCGCATCGCCCAAGAGCAGGCAGCACGCGCCGAGCAGGTGGCAGCAGAAGCGCGCGACCTGGTCAAGGCCACGGCCAGCCCCCGCGATCTGGCAGCAGGAGAATCATGACCGTCGACCCCAAGAAGCCGCCGCCCGTGCCGCCGGACGTCGAGCGGTACCTCGACAAGCTGGGCCTGCCGCCAGAAACGCGGGCCTACGCGAAATACCTGTACCCGAGCCCCGGCGTCGAAACCGAGGCGCAGCAGCTCGAGCGCGAACGCGAGCAGGCCCAGAAGGTCGAAAGGCTCCGGCACCTGAGCGAGCTCGTGCGGCACGCCGTAGCCGGCCGCGACGGCGCTGCCGTGCGCGAAGCCGTCAGCCAAGTCCTCGCCGACAAGAGCCTCGATCGAACCGCTCAGCTCGAGCAATGCGGCCGAATCATCGAGCGCAACCGCGCAGCGCAGAAAGCCAAACCACCGACCCGAGGGAGATACGCACCATGAGCCGAGTCAGCACACGCCACGCCTTTGCAGAACGCGCCGGGAGCTTCCTCACCGGAGCAGGAGCAGGTGGGGGCGCAACCAGCACCGTCACTCGAGACCGCGACCTTGCTGCCTACGAGGCCATGAAAGCAGGGCTGCCCAAGAAGCCTCCGAGCCAGCTGAGACCGCGCGAGGATGCAGGATCTCCCAAGACTGGCGACGCCGATTCTCTTGTCCCAAGCCCCAAATCATCGAATTACCCGCGCGCGCGGGATGAGGAGTGATCATGTCCAATCAGACCACCAGCCTGATGTTCGTACCGAGTCCCGAAGCTGCTGCGAGCGTGCCGGAGCTGGCCGAGCGCCGAGCAGCAATGCTGGGCGAGACCCACCAGAGCCAGGTGCGGCCGCTCGCCGACAACGTTCTGATCTACCTCAAGCCCCGCCCGGAGCGGATGCATGGCAGCAGCATCGTGCTGCCCGGCAATCGGCGCGCGAAGTCGAACGGTGCGCGCGAGGCCATCGTGATCGCCTCGGGCCCGGGCTGGCGCTTGCGTGGCGGCCGTGGCCCGCTCGTGCCGACCGAGGTCGAGCCGGGCCAGTGCGTCATCGTCGACGAGCGCGCCGGCCAAGACTGGAGCTTCGACGTCGCCAAGCCCCGCACCAATCCGCGTGGCTGCCAGTGGGCGAGCTTCCCGGTACCGACGGTGCATGAGCGACCGGGGGGCGAATACCGCATGGTGCGCGCTGACGAGATCTTGGGCGAGCTGGTCGATCAGCGGCCCGAGGCCGAGGCGCTCGAGCTCGACTACGGGGAGCGCGGCCGGTGAACCTGTTCGATGCCTGCTTGGTGGCGTTCATGCCCGGCATGGCCGTCGGCGTGATTGCCCAGGCGGTGCTGCGGTGAACCCGCTGGACGACCCGTCGTTGTTCGACGGTAACAACCCTTTCCAGGGCGAGCCAGGCGCAAGCCGTGCGCTCAGCTGGGAGCGCGCACACTGGCGGCTCAAGCTCAAAGAGCTGCAGGAGGCGCACATCCAAGAGCTGCAGGGCCTACGCGGCGAGCGTGAGGGCATGCGGGCCGAGCTCGAGGGTGCGCTTGAGGCGTGTGGCGCCTTCCCAACGTTTGATCCGGCGCTGACTGACCACGATAAGGCGCAGGGGCGCACGTGGAGCCGGCTGCTTGCGCTGGTCGGCTTTCTCGCAGGCAAGGCTTCGGTGCCGCCGATGCAGGTCATTGCACCAGCCAAGGCTGCGCGAAAGGCTCGCAAATGACGCTGCGCTACTTCGCCACCGCGACGACTCGCGAGGGCATCGCCAACCTGCAGCTGCTCGGGCGGTACGCCATTCGCGGCGACCTCGCGGAGGGCCTGTGTCCGTTGGCGATCCTGCCGGGTGCGAGCCCGCCGCCTCCGCCCAGCGTAGCCCCGGTCGAGCGGGCCCTGGAGGCCGTCGCGTCACGGCAGCGGCAGCAGCGGCCGCCGGATATGGCGTGGATGCTGCTCGAGAAGGCGGTGGCGCTCCGGCCTGACCTGGCCGGGCTCGTGTGCCAAGACTGCAGCGAGCCGGCGACGTGGGCGATGTTCGCCGGCGGCAACGTTGGCGGACTCTGCGACACCCACATCGAGCATCACGTGCCATGACGACGCCGCGCGACCGCAAGCGAAGCGAGGGCCGCGCCATCTTCCTCGACGCCATGGCACCGCTGCAGGTGGCGCAGCAAGAGGGGCGCCGTCAGGGACTGCTCGAGGCGGCGGAGATGCTCGAGCGGCTCGGAATGATCCCAGCGGCGCCACGCTCGCTCGCCCTGGTGATTCGTGAGCACGCCGCCAAGCTGCCAAGGCCTCCGGTGGCCGAATGAACCACACGACGGCACAGGCTCGCGGCTTCACCTGTGATCGCTGCGGCATCGGGGTAATCGGCGCCCAGCCCTGGAATCGCTGCGATTCGTGCCTGCTGCCTGCTGCCTTGGAAGCGTTTGCGGGCATCAACCGAGGCCCGCGGCTATGTTCGCCACCGCTCACCCTCCGCCAGCGACTAGAGCGCGCCATCGAGCTTTGTCGGCTCGGCTTGGATGGCAAATGACCGCCGATCGCAACCCCGCCACCAGCCCGGTGTTCAAAGCCTTTCGGGAGCTCGCGCACCTGCCGCCGGCGGAGCGGAACGAGGCGCTGATGGTTCGGCTCGAGCACATTTGGAACGACGCACAGGCGAAGCACTACACCAACTCGAAGGGTCAGGAGATTCCGTGCCCCGACGGCACGCTGCAGCTTAAGATCATTCAGGCCGTCGCGGTGCTGCAGGGCCTTACGGGCGAAGTGCCCGAAGGCGATCAGGCGAAGCTCGCCAACATGACCGATACCGATCTCGTGCGCGAGGCGATGCGCCGGCTGCCAGCTCACGACGTGCAGCAGCTTGCCGATGCGCTCATTGCTCTACGCGAGCAGCAACGCAACGACCAACAGGCAATCGTGCTAACCACAGGAGAATCACATGGCAGCCAAGAAGAAGAACCAATCCCAAAACGCGGACGGAAGCCTAAAGGTGGAAGCGCTCGTGCTTCGAAGCCCGGTCCCAAGTGGACCTGAAGACGCTACCCAGGACATCGAGCGTCACGACGGCGGGTGGCTCTTCACGGATCCGCAAACGGCGCGGCGCTACTGGACGCCTGACGCTAACGTGGTGTGCGCGAGGCTCGGGTGAGCGCGGAGGATCAGGCGGCGTGCTGCCTATTCGAGGCGGAGATGTGGGTCGCGCTGCCTGAATCCCGCGTAGCGCTGCGCGTGGCGTCCGTCGATCGGGAGCTCGGCCACGTCCGCCTACAAGGGCCCGAGGGCACTATCACGGTGTTGGCTACCGACGCCGCCAAGGGGATCCTGCTGCTGCCAGTCTCGCCACCCAAAACATGATGTTCGGTTAGCGCGCGCCGCGTCTGCCGCATCCGCTTCTTCGAGCGCTCCCTAGCGGCCTTGCGGTCCTTCTCGCGCTGGGCCTCCCACCATTCGGGGGAGCCCGGCGTCGGCGGGACTCGCTCCGGGTTGTAGTGCCCTCGGAGCGCGCGCACACAATACAAGAACGCGTCGCAGGCGTGGTTCGCGAAGCGCACGGCGTCCTCCTCGGACTTGTCCGGCAGCCACTGCAGCACGCACATCTCGTCGAGCAGCTCGCTGCACGCAAACGGGTGAATCTTGATCGTGCCGCTCTTGAGCTCGCCGTCGACGATCTCCTGAAATCCCCGCTTCTTGCTCTTCTCGGCCGGCTCGCACGGAATGCCGTAGCGCTCGCGCATCTCCTGGGCGTAGCCGCGACCGAGCCCGCCCTCGTCGATCACGACGCGCAGCCCGGGCGTCTCGCGCCGGTACCGGTCGACCTCCGCGGCGATGCGGCTCGGGATCCAATTCTCGTGCTTGGCGACGCTCTTGATCCAGACGTGCGCCTCGCCCGGCACGATGCAGCCGAGCACGAACGCCGTCGCGCTGCTCGAACCGAGGTCGATACCGAGCACCCAAACCGCGCCCTCGGTTGGTATCTCGTCAGCGCTGCAGGCGTTGAGCTTGCCCTGGTAGTGGTAGACGAGCGCGCTCGGATCGTGCACCCATTGGCCGCGCCACTCGCGGATAAAGACCGGCGCGTCGTGCGTGAGTCCGTACTGCGTGAGGTACGCGGTGAGCTCGGCTTCGGCGTCCTCGATGTAGGGGTTATCGTGGATGGTCCAGTGGTGCGTGGGCCACTTGGTGCCGCCGTCGCCGGTTGTGATCTCGTAGAACAGCCCCGCAGGGATCGGGCCCGGCGTGCCGGTGATGGCCAGGTCGCCATGCTTGTCGAGCAGCGCCGGCTCGAGCGCGCCCAGCACGAGCTTGCGCAGCAGGTCGTCTGAGAATTCCTGCGCCTCGTCGATTGCCGCGCGGCGATAGCCCTTGCCGGCGCCGCGGAACTTGCCGACCTCGCTCTGATCCTTGCAGCCCGCCAGCCACAGCGAGTGCCGGTTGGGGAGGCCGAGCATCAGCTGGCCGTCGCGCTCGAAGAACGGCAGCGCCAGGCCGGTACGGGAGCGGAGCTCGCTCACGGCGGGCTCGAGGATGCGCCGGGCGTCGCCTTTCGTCCGGCAAATGAACACGCTCAGGCCGCCCGGATCGGTCAGCGCGCCTACAATGAACCACACGAGCAGTCCGAAGCTTTTGCCGGCGCGGCGGGAGCACAGGGCGGCCTTGCGGCGGCTCTTATCCCCGACGAAAGCGGCCTGTTTGGCGTGGCACAGCGCGATTAGGCGCTCGGCCGTCCAGGTCTCGCCTACCTGCTGTCCAAGCCGGCGGCGCAGCTCTGCGAGGATTAGACGCGGGTCCAATGTGCCACGTGTGCCACTTGCAGCTTGACACAAGTCATGCCACCGTTGGCGCAGGTTGGCACAGCAGGGCGAATCAGTCCGAGACCGTCTGGCCCAGAAGCGTTGGCAGCGAGCCGAGGCTGACCAGGTGGGGCGCGCTGTCGTCGAGCTGTGCGATGCCCTCGAAAACGAGCAGAAAAGCCGCAAGACGCGCTGCCTGAACGCCCTGTCCCGCTACGAAATGCGGAAGATTGCGGGCCTCACGGCCGGGGCCTACCACAACGCCGGCACGCTCGAGGTCGGAGACGGTGTGCCACTGCGTTGGGCCACGGAGCGCAGCCTGGCCAACACGGCCCAGGCCAAGATCGCCGGCCGGCAGCGGCCCAAGTCGCAGTTCGTCACCTCGGACGCGGACTGGGAGACCAAGCGTAAGGCGCAGAAGCTCGACCGGTGCGTGGAGGCGACCTGCCTCCGGCCGCAAGGGGCCTACGCGGACTTCTGGGAGGTTGCGCAGCGGGTGTTTCTCGACAGCTGCATCTTCCCCGACGCGTGCGCGATGAAGTTCACCGCGGACGTCGAGAACGAGCGCGTGTGCATCGATCGCGTGCTGCCTTGGGAGATCTTCGTTGACCCGCTCGAGTCGCAGAACGGGCAGCCGCTGTCGCTGTTCCACGTGTACCCGTACGACCGCGACTCGCTCGCTGCGCAGTTCACGGACTTCGAAGAAGAGATCTTTAGCGCGACCGAATACCAAGACGACCTGACGCGTAACGTTGCCGGGACATCGCGCGTCGCCGACCAGATCAAGGTGCGCGAGGCCTGGCGCCTGCCGCTCTCCAAGACGATGAAGGGCCGGCACGTCATTGCGATCGACGGCCCGGGCGGCGGCGTCGTGCTGCTCGACGAGCCGTGGGAGCGGCGCGAGTTTCCGTTCATCTTCCTCCGCTGGGCGTGGGAAGTGCTCGGCTTCGGCGCCGTCTCGCTCGTCGAGGAGGTCATGCCGATCTGCGACGAGACGAACGACTCCGTGCGCCGCGCGCAAGCCGTCGTGCACCGCACGTCGCAGTCGGTGTGCATCTACGACGAGGGCTCGGTCCGCGACGAGGACCTGCTTTCGAACGAGGACGCGATCAACATCCGCAAGACGCCCGGCTCCGCCGCGCTGCAGTACATCTCGCCGCCGCCGCTCAATCAGCAAGTGCTCGAGTGGATTCGGATGAACGACCAGAAGGCGTTCGAAATCAGCGGCATCTCTCAAATGTCCGCGACGAGCCGCAAGGAGCAAGGCGTCACCGCCGGCGTCGCTATCCGCACGCTCGCCGACATGGAAACCGAGCGCTTCGCGATCGTCTTCAAGAAGTACGAGACGGCGTGCGCGGTCGAAGCGGCGCGGCAAATCGTGGCGTGCAACGACGAGATCGCTAACGACAACGCCGGCTACACGCTGCACTGGCGCGGCGAGGCCTCGCTCCGCGCGTACAAGTGGGTTGACGTCAAGCTGCCCGAGTCGGCGTACGACGTGTACCCGGTGAGCGGCATCAAGAACACACCCACCGACCGCCTGCAGCTCGCCCAAGAGCTCAACGCCGCCGGCAAGCTCAGCGACGACGCGCTCTTGCGCGTGATCGAATACCTCGACGCCAAGCAAGAGGTCGACAAGGCGGGCAAGCAGCGCCAGCTCATCGAGCGCTACATCGATCAGTGGCTCGATGCGACGCCCAAGGCGCAGCAGGACGGCTCGTTCCGGTACCGCCCTCCGATCCCGTGGATGCCCTCGCTCGAGGACGCGATGGTGCAAGTGGCCGAGGCCTACCTCGACGCCCAGCTCGACGGCATCCCGGCGTTCAACGAAGAGTTTTTCCTCACGTTCATGCGCCAGCTCGATGACGAGATGACCAAGAAGGGTCTCCGGGCCGCGCAGATCGCCAAGGGCATTGACCCTGGCTCAACCGGTGCGGCGGCTCCTGCTGCCGGTGGTCCAGCCATGCCCGCAGCGGGGCCGCCGCCCGCTATGCCGCCTGGACCACCCATGGGAGGGCCGCCCGTCATGGCGGCAGCGTGATGGCTGTCCTGAAGGGCAAAGCCGCTCCCGCGGGCGCTGTCGCCGCGCCACCTGCGCTTGCTGCAGTCCCGGACGCCGCCGCCGAGCAGGGCGACGGCGAGCCCGCCGCGGCCGCTCCCAAGCCAAAGCCCAAGGCGAAGCCCGAGACGCCGGCAGCCGCTGCCCCGCCAGCAGGCGGCCGCGAGGCGACGATCGCGAAGTTCGCGAAGGCCATGAATGCCGACGCGGAGAAAGACGGCGTCGCGGTCGACGCACCCGCCACCGAGCGCCGCGGCAAGCCTGGCCCGAAGCCCGGCGCGAAGCGCGAACCGAAGCCCGAGCCGGCGCCCGAGCAAGGGGCGCCAGCGCCGAAGAAGCCGCAGCTTGCCGCACAAGCGCAGCCTACCCAGGACGCCGAGCAAGACGACGCGGCCGACGCCGGCGAGCAGGTCGAAGCGCAGGACGACGACGATACGGGCACGCCCGAGCCGCGCGCTCAGCATCAGTTGAAGGCGAAAGCCCGGCTGCGCCACGGCGACGTCGACAAGGCCCTGCGTATCGCGTTCGGCGACATGAAGCCCGAGGAGTTCGAGGGCGTGCGCGAGCAGCTCGCGAAGAAGCTCGGCGTCGGCTCCAAGCAGTGGGCCGACTTCCGCCGCTTCGAGGCCGCCGAGCGGGCCAAGACAAAGCAGCTCGAGGCGAAGGCCATCGAATTCAGTCAGCGCGCGCGTACCGAGCTCGCGCCGCTGCTCGAGGCTCGCAAGGCGTTCGCGGCGAAGGACTACCCGAAGGCCTTCGAGCTGGCTTTCGGCGAGGACATCAACTCGTTCCAGCGCAAGGCGATTCACCAGCACTTGAGCAAAGACCCCGAGAAGGCTCGCCTGCAGCAGCAGATCGACGAGCTGCGCGGCGAGCTCGGCAAGGTCAAGCAGCCGGCGCAATCGCAGGAGCAGGCTTCGCCGGAGCACGCGCAAGCAGCGGCGCTGCAGCGTGAGGGCGACCGCACGCACGCGGCGCTCACCAAGCAAACGGAGGATCCCGAGATCGCGCACTTCGCCCGCAAGGCGTCGTTCATCAAGCGCGTCGTCGAGATTCGCGGCGAGCACTACGACCCGCAGAGCCGCACCACCATCCCGCTGCTCGTCGCCGCCGATATGGCGCGCGCCGAGATCAAGCGGCAATTAGACCAATGGCGCTACGATCCAGAAGCTTCCGGAGAAGCTGCGCCGGTCTCCGAGTCACCCGGCCAGGCAGGGAACGAGCCTGTGAGGACGAGCCACCGTGCTCGAAGCCCCATACCCTCACAGGCCGCACAGGCGGGAGGCTCGACGCGCAGCTTGTCGCGTGAAGAGCGAATCAAAGTATTCGCCATGCGCATGTAGCGCCCGAAGCCACTTGTCGCGTGTGGGCCGGAGCGGAAGTTCCAATGGCCTCCACCCTCGTTCAGTTCGACGCGTTTCTCAAGGAAGACTACACCAAAGACAAGATCGACGACCTCTCGAAGAAGGACCGGCCGCTGTTCGGCCGCGTCACTCGCGAGGAGGATCACAGCGGCGATCTTTACGTTCACCCCGTCATCATCAGCAACCCGCAGGGGTTGGGCGCGACGGTGCCCAAGGCCCAGCAGGGCGCGCAGCAAGCGTCCACCACGGGCGGCGGCAACATCTACGGCCGCAAGTGGCAGGTGCTGTTCGGTGACTACACCGGCTCGATCGAGATCGGCGACAAGGTCATCCGGGCGAGCCGGAACAACGCCGGTGCCTTCCTGCGTAATCAGGCCACCGAGATCGACGGCCTTTACAACGCGTTCGGCGACACGTTCAGCACGTACCTGTATTCGAACGGCGGCCAGTCGGTTACCCCCGGCGGCTTCACGATCGCAGCAGGCGTCTGCACGCTGGTCAACGCGGACGACGTTGCCAACATCGAGGTCGGGCAAATCCTGGTCGTTTCGGCCAACGATGGCTCGAGCGCGGCGCACATCATCCTGGCGGGCTCTGCCGTCGGATACGTCATCGCGGTCAACGGCAACGCGGGCACCTTCACGGTGTCGGCGACGTCCGGCGGCGCGGCGGGCGTGCCCACGAACTGGGCAGGCACGATGTTCGGCTTCCGCGACGGCGACTTCGGTGGTACCGGCGCGAACCGGATCATCCTCGGGCTTGGCGCGTGGATTCCGGGCACCGATCCCGGCGCCACGACGTTCGAGGGTATCGACCGCACGCTGAACATCGCGCGGCTTTCTGGCGTGCGCCTGACGTCGGCGGAGGTGGCAAACCTCTCGCTCGAGCAGCGCATCAAGAAGCTCGTCACGCGCATGCGCGGGCGCAACTTCGGGCCCGGTCCGACCGAGCTCTACCTCAACCCGGAGAAATGGCAGACGCTCGCCGACTCGCTCGAGTCTCGCGGCACGCGCGAAATTGGCGGAGACGCCAAGTTCAACTACGACAGCATCAAGCTGGCCGTAGCTGGCAAGCGCGTCGAGATCTTCGCCGATCCGTTCTGCCCGTTCGGCACGTGCTTCGCCCTGCACATGCCGAGCATCAAGCTCGCGGCGTACGACAAGATCCCGTTCGTCCTCAATGGCGACGGGCTCGAGATGCTCCGCAAGACGACGAGCAACGACTACGAGCACCGCATTCAGGCCTACCCGGCCTTCGTGGTGCCCGCGCCCGGCTACTGCGGACGAACCCCCACCACGTGAGGTGATGCATGACCACCATCGCAGGAGACCTCCCTAGCTACCCATCGCACTCGGCGAAGCGCGACCGGGTGTTGGTAGCGGCGTCGCAGGCCATTGGCGCAGCCGGGGCCGTGGGCACGCTCACGGCGGACGACCCGGGTGTCACCGTCACCAAGAACGCAGCGGCAGGCACGTACGACGTGGTCTTTCCCAAGGCCATCGCCGCGAAGATCGTGCCCGTCGTGAAGTCGGCCGCCGGCACCGTCGTCGGCGCCTACTTGACCGCGTACAGCGCTTCCGCTGGCACGGCACAGGTGGTCACGACGGCGGGCGACGGCACCGCCACCAACCCCGCCAACGGTGACGAGCTCCACCTGCTGCTGTGGCTCGACAAGCGGAGCGACAGCTGATGGCGCTGCCGATGGAGCGCGAGGCGGCCGAGCCGGATCTCGCTGTGCTCGTCGGCACCGGCAAAGGGGGCCGCAAGGCCCCCAGCGTCGGGATGGGCGAGGAGGGCGAAGAAGCGTCGGAGCTCCCGCCCGGCTTCGAATCTGCCGCGGCCGAGGCCTTCCCCGACATGGACCCGGCTGCCTACCCGGCGCTCAAGCGCCTCATCGCTCTCTGCATGGAGAGCTCGGAGTACTGAACATGGACGAACAAGTCGAAGTGCTGGCGCAAGAGGCCTACGCGGCCTACTGCGTGAAGCTCGAGGGCAAGGCACCGGCGGGGCTCGCTGGGCCGCCGTACGACCTGCAGAGCTGGGATCAGCTCCCGGCGATCGTGCGAGCGGCTTGGGTAGCGGCGCTGACGGCGCTTCTACCGGAGCAGCCCGAGGTGCCGCTCGACGCCGCGGCGGACACCGAACCCGACGTCGACTGACAGGAGGAATGAAGGGTGGCACGCACTCGAAGCCTGACCGACCTGATTGCGGATGTGCGCAATTTGGCCGACATCGAAGGTGCCACCCTTCGCCACACTGATCTCGGCATCACGCGCGAGATCAACCAGAGTATCCAGCGCTTTCGCGAGTGGGTGACGGAGGAAGGTTTCGGGCTCTACCTCACGCCGTACACGGTCAATCTGACCGTCGGGGCAACGTCGCCTTACGTGTGGCGCGAGGTCGATCTCTCGATTCTCAATCCGCCGGTCGCGCACGTGCAGGCGGTCGAGTGCATCGCCAACGGGCAAGCCTACGACCTCGACAAGATCCCCTTCGAGAGTCGAAACGAATACCTGCAGCAAAACGCGGAGCCGGCCGCGTGGATTCTATACGGCGACGCGCTTGGCATCCTGCCGCCGCCGCAGTCGACGTACCCGATCACGGTCTGGTACCTGCCAATCTTCGTCGACCTGGTCGCCGGCACCGACACGTTCGACGGCATCGTGGGCTGGGAAGAATGGGTGCGATGGAACTGCCTGATCCCACTGCTCACCCGCGATCAATACGCGGCTCTTATCGACAACGCCGTGGCGCGTGTCGAGCAGATGAAGGCGGAGCTCAAAACGAAATTGCGTGGTGACCGGCCGAGCGTGACGCGGCGTCGTGACGTGCGCGGCGGCCGCGAGCTCGGGCGGTGGCCGAACCGAATTCACGGCTATGGGGGCGGCGTCGCTGGTGGCGACGGCATCTTCGACGCCTCCTTTGACTGGAGCTTCTCATGAGCCTGAAAAGCTCCCTCTTGGCGCTGTCGCTCGCTATCAAGACCGCGACCACGACCAACTTCAACACGGCCACGCGCATCGGAACGCTCTTTCAGAGCATCATCAGCGCGCTCACCGAGACGTACGACGTGACGGCCTACGGCGCGGTTGGCGACGGCGTCACGGCGGCGGCGACCGAGGCGGCCGGCTTCGCGGCAGCGGCCGCGGCAGCGGCGCTGGTGGGCGGCAAGGTCTATGTGCCGAAGGGTACCTACGGCGACAGCGCAAACTGGACGTTTGCCCTGCCGTCCGGTGTGACGCTCGAGGGTGATGGCGACTTGAGCGTACTCAAGAACTGCTACATCACGTGCACGGGCACGGCGGGCGCCGAGATCCCCTTCACTGCGCCAGCCGCCAAGGGTGCGACGAGCATCAGCATCCCGGCAACGGGGCTCACCGATTCGTGGCTCAGGCTCGCCAGCTGCATCAACATGCAGAGCACGGACGCTGGACGGGAGCAGCTTGGGCACGACCCGACGGCGGCCGGCTTCTTTGCCGAATACGTCCAGGTAAAGCAGGGCAACGTCGGCACTGCAGATCTGCTGGGCGGCACCATGTGGGCGTACAGCAACACGCCAGGGGGTGACTCCGGGACGTTCACCACGTCGGTGGCGCGCGTGATGAGCTTCCACACGGGCGGGCGCATCCGTCGCCTTCGGATGCTGGGCAAGAACACCGCCCAAAATCACAGCATCCTGGCGACGTTCGCGAAAGACTTGCTCATCGAGGACGTGTCGCTAGATGCGAACGACGCGACCGACCAGGTGATTCGCTTCCTCTACTGCCTGGATTGCACCGTTGCGCATAGTCGCGTGGTCGGCAAAAAGACCACGGTCCCCGGTGGTAGCACGGCCAACTGCATCGTGTTTCTCAGCTCGCAGGGTTGCGACGCCGACGACTGCTCGCTCTACAACGGCAACCAGGGGGTGGACGTCGACTGCATGCCGAACGACGCGACGTATCGCGGCGGCCCTTCGGTGTTTTGCGGCGCCATCAATAGCCGCGCGTTCGACAACGCGACGGAGGGCTTTACTAGCCACTGGGGTTGCTTTGGCTCGTTCTTCGACACCTGCGCAGTCAAAGGATCTCCGCGCGGCATTCGCGTGCGCGATCGTGGGTTCCGCGTCGTCAACTGCCGAATGGCTGGCCCAAACACTGCCGGCATCGGCCTGCTCATCGACGAGGCGGCTTGGTGGGACGGCGTGGCGTGCGACAACACGGTTGTCGGGTACTCCTACAATATCCAGGTCACGCATTCGTCGACTGGCTACGCGACGCTCCAGTCTACGCTGGGCTGCGGCTCCACGATCATCGACGGCAACACGCTACGCGATGCGGGTGACCACGGCATCTACCTGAACGTGGCCTACACGGCGGCGACGCTCTGCGGGCCGCGCATCACCCGGAACGAAATCAGCAATCCGGTCTCGAACGGGATTCAGATCAACTCGTACTTTAACGGCACGGTGGTCGACGACAACCGTGTCAACGGCGTCGCTTCGGGCAAAGCTGCGGTGCGTTGGGGTGCGAATATCAAGCGCCTCCACGTCGCGAACACGCATGCGTACGGTGTGAACGCGGCCGGCTTCGTGCTGCAGGGCGCGGGCACCGCCTCGTTCATGACGGACGCGGCCACCTTCCCCGCTGGCGAGTCGGAGGCGCAGCTATTCGTCGGTGACGTGTTCACGGATGCCGCGACGCCTTTCCAGAGCATCGTGCGCCTGGACGCCTGCTATGCAGCGCCCAAACGACACGGCTACGGCGGATTCACCGCCCCGATGAGCACGAGCGGCCCGACCGCCGAGCGCCAAACGTTTGGTTTCTACCTGAGCGGTTCCAGCCTTCGCGCCGACACGCGCGACACGTCCAACAACTTCGTTACGCACCAGCTCAATATCCGCGGCGCTGGCACGCCGGAGGGCGCCGTCACCGCTGCGGTGGGGTCGACCTACCAGCGCACAGATGGCGGCGCCGGCACCAGTTTTTACGTCAAGGAATCAGGCGCCGGAAACACGGGGTGGGTTGCCAAATGAGCGCCGCCCGTGAGGTATCGTTCCCCCAGGGCGACACGCCCGCGCTGCAGCGCATGGGCAGCAGCCTGCGCGAGCTCGTGCGCACGCTCATTGCGAGCGGCGCATTCCTGCTGCGGCCAGGGCTTTCGGACATCATCGTGCCGCGCAGCGCCACCGACATGCCTGCGCTGAAGTGGGGCGAGTTCAACCGCGTGCTGCTCTCCGTGAGCGCCTCCGTGCAGCTGCCGCGGATCTCGTCGCCGTGGGTCGGCGTGCCGCTCTTGCTGGCGAAGCTGAGCAGCGCTGGCACGCTCACGCTGTCGCCGTCGGGGCTTGGCCTGAACCGCCGCACCGCGCCCACCATCAACGAAGCCGCATCCGTCGCCGTTGGGGATCCGGGGCTGTACACGCTCGTCACGGACGGCCAGAACTGGTTTGCCGGCAAGGCGGTGCCCTGATGGCGGGCCCCACGACCAAGCCGCTGTCGGTGCCGGTGCTGCCGGGCATGCGCGAAGACGTGTCGACCCACCTCGCGCCCATTGGCACCCTCACCTACGCCAGGAACTGCCGCTTCCCGGTCATGGGCGAGGTGCACGCGCGCCGTGGCTCAGAGGCGCTGTCAGCCGCGTGCGATGCGGAGATCGACTTTGCCGAGGTTCTGAACGGCAAGGTTTCGCTAGCACGGCTGCCGGGCGGCTTCGCGGCCAATTGTCAGGGCTTCGGCTACCGTTACGATCTCGAGCAAGACCGGCTGCACATCGGCGGTAGTTACGCCAACGCGGAACCGCTTGGCGTGTTCGACGTGATGGCGCGCGAGGAGGTCAATCCGGGCGTCGCCAACTGCCCGTGGCCGCTATCGCAGGCGGCCGTCAACGGCTACGTCGCGACCGTGCACTCGTGCGGCAACGGCAACGCGCCAGGGCCGGGTGACAACCGCGTGCTGCTGCATGTCCTCACTGAAGCCGGCGCGCTGGTCATGTCGGCATACCTCGATAGCGTCTCGGCGGCCTGGGTCGTTGTGGATGGCGCGAGCAGCACCAATTTTATCCTGATAACGCAGAGCACCACGACGGGGCTCTCTGCGCGCGTCATCACGACAAGTGCAACCGGCGCCACGCTCGGCGGCGCCACGGTACTCGGGACGCTCACGTCTGCCACGTCGTATTGGGCGGCATGCACATGGCCTGGGCTCGGCTGGTTGCTTGCACATCAGAGCGCCGCGGCCGTGATGACGATCACCGCGCTCACCGGCGTGGCTGCGTTCGACACGGCTACGTTTGCAGTGACTGGCACGGTGCCGGTTAGCATCTACGCCGACACGCTCTACGTGTACGTCGGCTGGAGCGAAGGGGCCGGGCCGTCGGCAGCAAATGCTCGGGTGTACGACGCGACGCTGTCACTCACTGCTGGCCCGGTCGCGCTCGCCACCGACGCTGGGGCTAACCAGTTTGGGCCGCCGCTGTTCGGGCCGAGTCGCATCGGAGCAACGGCTATGTGGGCTGTTACTTTCTCACCGAGCGACGAGCTTGCCGAGACCAGCTACGTCTCGATCGGCAATCTGACAGCCGCTGGCGTCACGACGCCCGAGCACCAGGCCTATCAGTGCACGGCCGCTTCCGCGCCCTTCGGCAACGGCTACATTTGGGTGCGCGCCGGCGGCGTCAACAACAACACCTCGACGACTTTCCAGCGCGTGATGCTGCTCGATTGCATGGACAAGCGCGTCGGTACCGTCGTCCCGTACGGCAGTTGGCCCGTTGTCATTGCGCTGACCGGGCAGCTGTTCGTCAGCCTCTCGCCTGGTGGCAACGGCGCTGGTTGGTACCGGCAGCACCTGGCGACGCCTGTGCAGCTGACTGACGACACCTGGGTGGCGGGGATCCCAAGGATGGTGCGTGACGAGCTCCCGGGCTCGCTTGGATTCGCCCTCGCCGAATGGCTCCGCTTCCGGGTCGGTGGCACCCGGGAGCTTTCTCCGCTCGGCGACGAGCTCGCTGTCGCTGGCTTCCCCACGCTCAGCCATCCGTATGTCGGCACGCGCCACTACAATGGCGGAAGCTTGACGCTCGGGCCGCAGTGCACAGGCCTTGACATGGGTTTTCCGCTCCCGCCGGCGATCAATGTCGCGACCAGCAACGGCGCGGGGGCCCTTTCGGTGAGCTCCGCCTACCAATGGCGCGTCGTCATCGAGCGAATCGATCACATGGGGCGCCGTTGGCGCTCCGCACCGAGCGAGCTTGTCTCTCTGAGCACGGGGCCAGCCGACGACACGGCCACTATCACCGCGCGGCTGTGGCCCGGCTGGCTTCGTGCCGACGCGCAGTTCTTCCACAGCAGCAGGTTTGTGGCGCACGTCTACCGCTCGACGCCCGGTGGCCAGCAGCTTTATCGCGCTACGCCGCCCCAAGGCGCGCCGACGGCCTCGGGCGAAGGTGTGTTCACCATCACAGACACCATTTCTGACGCCGACTTGGCGAAGCGCGAGTTCATCTACACGGACGGCGGCGTGCAAAACAACGACTGCGCGCCCTCGTGCCGCTTCATCCGCGCCACCGAGGATCGCATGTGGCTCGGTGGGCTATGGGAGACCGAGCAGCTGCAGAGCAGCAAGATCTTGGTGCCTGGGGAGCCGCCGCAGTTCAGCGACTCGCCGGCGTTTCGCGTCGTTCTCCCGAGCGCCTGCACGGGGCTCGCCGTCCAAGACGGTGTGCTCATCGCCTTCTGCGAGAGCGCTATTTACGCCGTGCAGGGCGCGGGGCCGTCCGACCAGGGCCAGAACGCGTGGGACAGCCCGCGCTGTGTTACCCGCTCGACGGGCGGCCGCGTGCTGCTCGAAACGAGCGCGGGTATTTTCTTTCAGAGTAAGCGCGGCATCGAGCTCCTGCCACGCGGCTTGGGCGAGCTGGTGTTCATCGGTGCTCCAGTGCAGACGACGTTCGATCCGGACGTCTCTGATGTGCTCAGCTGCGCGGTCGTCACGTCGACCGAGTCACGCACCGCACGTTTCTGCATCGGCGGTCGCTCCGTGCTCGTGTACGACCTCGACACTGGCGGCTGGTCGGTCGACGAATACCCGTTCGACGTGGTGGCGATCTGCGATTCGGAAGACGGCGCCGTCATCGCTCGAGAGAGCCTCTCTGCTAGCGGCTACGGCTTCTTGCTCGAGTCCGGCGCACTCAGCCGCGACTCGACGGGTGATGAGCCGATTGAGATCTCGAGTGTGCTCACGTGGGCGGCGGTGCATCCCTTCTCGATCGCGGGCTGGGGGCGTTTCAACGACGCGGTGGCCATGTTCGATGCGCTGCCCGCCGGCTACAGCACCGTCAACTGCTCGCTATTCGTGGACGTGGACTCGCCTGCCGTGCCGGATCCTGGGTTCGCGTTCGTGATGAACACGCTCTCCGAGCCCGGCTACCGCAAGCACATCCAAAAGCAGGTGGACGGCACTGCGGTGCGCCTCCGCATCACGACGGCGGGCGGCGGATGGCGCTGCATGGGCTGGACGCTGTCGGTGGACGACGCGCACGGAGGAAGCCGCCGCACGGCTTCAACGGAGCAAGGCTGATGGCATACGACCCACTGCACGAGGACAAGGCAGAGCGCGCCGGCGACCGGCTGTACGACACGGCTCCCGTCAACACGATCGAAACGATGGACCCGGGCACGTCCTGGCAAACCACCTACGATTTCGACAACCAAGAAGGCTCCTCGGATCAGTACATCGGCCAGGGCGGTCGCGATCGGCGCGCGTACATGTACGGCCGCGATCCGAACGCCGCGAACGTGGCCGCCCAAAAGGCCTGGGAAACCGGCGACATGGGTGCGGCCTACGGGCAGCAGGCGGTTGGGCTCGGAGCTCAGGCCTACGGCGTTGGCGGCGATCTGCTGAATCAGCGTACCGGCGACGCGGTTCGCTTCGACCAGCGCGCCGTGCAGCAGGGCGACTGGGCCGCGCAGGATGCGACGCTCGGCGAGCTCGGCGGCATCGAGGCAACCGAAGGACCGAGCGCTGCGCAGGCGCAGCTCGGGGCAGGCACCAATGCGGCGCTCGCGTCGCAGATCGCGCTCGCGCGCAGCGGCCGCGGTTTCGGGGGCGGCGCAGCTTCGGCCGGCATGGCGCAGCAGGGTGCGGCGGCAATCCAGGCCAACCAAGCCAACGAAGCGGCTGCCCTGCGCGCGCAGGAGACCGCCGACTGGCGACGCCGCCGAGCGAGCAACCTCGGCACGGTCGCTGGCTACGAGGGCCAGCAATCGCAAGCCGATCTCGTCGCCGCCGTGCAGGGTCGCGGGCAGAACGACGAGGCGGCGCTGAACCTGCTCGGCATGGGCCAAGACGCCTACTTCAAGGGCACGGACGCCGGGATGCAGGGCTACGGCGCCGGGATGCAGAGC